TAGATTGACAGGTGTTAGAGCACAAGACACTTTTACTAAGTCACAAATGTTTATGACAGAGTTAGACAAACATCTTAGAATAAAAAATAATGTAACTCTAGCTGACGTGATGCGTACAAACAATCTTAACGCTATAGATCAAGATGTCATGGGATTAGCACTAGATAGTACAATGAAGAGTGTTTTCTCAAAAGACTACACAACTATAGAACAGGCTCCTGCTATAAGAACTACGGCTAAATTTATTGAAAGTATATCAAACTTACCTGTAATAGGATCTATTTTGCCGTTTGGTAGATTTTTTAACAACACGATAGCTACGGTTTGGCAGGTTGGACCTGCAGGATTGGTAGCCCCAACTGCTGCTATCATGCGTGGTAGAGCAGATGTAAAAACTATGGAGGCATTTAGTCGTGCTGCTGTGGGAACCACAGGTTTAATACTAGCTGCTCGTATAGATCAAGAGAGACAGGATAGAGGTTTAGAGTCAACACAATTAGATGTTGGCGGTGGTACAGTCATTGATACAAAGAATGCTTTTCCTATGTCTGAGTTTTTAGCTATGGGTAGGTTGTTTAATCAACTAGCTAGGCAAGGATCACTTGGACCTCTTGGACAAGCTGCAGAGCCTAGCCCTGTTAAGGACGGTGTTTTACCTTACTATGCTACAAGCACACCAGAGGCTTTTCAAGATGCTCTTGTGCAAATAGGTGTTGGACAGTTTGCTAAAGACATACAGTTTGGCAACGACATGTACAGAATACTTAACATGATGTTTGACGAAACAAATGGAGAGGCTGGTGCAGCAGAACTACAAAGACGTGCAGGTAGCTACTTAGCTGGTTTTACTAGACCTTTTCAAACTATAGACAGGGCTGTAGGTTTTATCCGTGATACAGATATACACAAAGATAAAAGACAAAAGGCTATCATAAACGATAATGGTGAGCCAGAGTTAGTCAAAAGAAGTGGGGGAGAAGTATTCTCTCTGGAAGCTACAAGATATCTAGACAACATACTAGACATATTCCGTGACACTAATGCAGAGAATGATTTTAGTCAGTTACGTGTAGCAACCAGAGAGGGTGACTTGTACGATCCTAATCCACTAAGCTCTATCTTTGGCGTAAGAGTAGTGCCAGGAAAAACTGCTGCAGAAAAAGCATACACTATGGCAGGGTTGAGAGGATTTAAAGCTAATCGAAGAAGTCAGGTAGCCATGTATGATAGATTGTTTAACGAAACTCTATCGCCAGTGTTAGAAAGAAAAGCTAGAAAACTACTAGCTGATAAAGACTTTGTGAATGGCACAAACACTTACAGAAGACAAGAAGTAAACAGGATAATAAAAGAAACACGTAGTGCAGTAAATGAAGCTATGCCTCTACTGTCAGACAATCACAGGATGAACAAGCAAAGGTACGACACCATAAACTACTCTGGTAATAGTGAGCAGTATAAAAATGCTAAGAAGACATTCCACAAGATACGATTAGAAAGGATGCGTGACGAAGGTGCAACTGAAGAAGAGTTACGATCCGTAAAAGTAAAAGACCCACTAACCATGACAGAGAGTGAGTTAAATCAGTTTAAAGCTATACTATCTCTGTACAAAGAGACTGCCAAAGGAGAATAGCCGCCAACACTAAGTCAACGGCTACCCTTTTATTTTAGACATATTCAGCTATCATAAGTATATCATCTACGTCTTGTAAAGCCCTAGCTTTGTACAAACCTTCACTTAGGTTTTGTTCTATATGCTTTCTTACAGGCTTTAACTTTGTTTCTAACTCCTCATAAAAAAGCTTCAACTTTCTTTCCATGTGTATCTGTGCTTCACGTTCTATATTCATTATACTTTTTTTGGTATCTCAGTGCAATAGGCAGACACGGTAGATTCAGAAGAGGGCTTAGTGCTCATAAGCTCACTAGTTATATAAGCTGCACCGCTTTTGCACATCTCCATAGTAGGATATAGATGATCAATCGCTTGGACTCTAATGAACCCTGGAGCAATAGACATTATAATCACTAGTACATACACTACTCTGTGCTTTCTATAATGTGATTAGATGTTTCTACTTCTTCAACTACTTCGTGATGTTTAATCTCTGCTGAAACTGATACCTTTGGTATATAAGTTACTGTTTGTAACGCTATAAACACGGCTGCAATTAATCCAATTATTTCCATTTTATTTTCCTTTATGTTAAATCAACTATCTCACACGTATCGCCACTACAGGCTAGTGTTTGCATAGCTATGGTGTTATCTTCCTTTTCATAATCACACAAAGCAGACCACTTTATATTACGAGGCATAGCTTTAGAAAGTTTGTCATACTCTTCTTTGCTACACTCCTGATAAGGTGCTTGTTGGTATGTGTGATCTGAGTGGGGTAGGAAGGATATACCACTCATCTCATCAAAATGTTTATAAACAAAGGCTCCGACTTCTAGCCACTCATCATCACGCACAGTGCAAGTGATACTGGGTTTGTGCTCTGACCAGTGTCTTTGATACATTAGCCATGTCTCTAGTTGTTCTATGGCTGTCATGTCGTTTCTAGTTATAGCTTTCTTCGGAGCTTTGATAGGAAAACTAAACACTGCAGTTGTGTCTGGTTTCATAACGCATGGCTCGTTAGGTATGCCTTGATCTTTCATAAACTGTGTCAGAGGGTCATTGATATCGCCACGTACAGTTCTAATATAATGTAATGCATGTCTAGCATGTATGCCTGATGCTGAGTCAACTAATTGTGATACTGTTCCGCTTGGCTTGACACAGGTGATTGCTGCACTTGGTGGAATGCCAAGGCGGTTAGCCCAAGTATTATTAGTACGAACAGCAACTTCTCGTAAATGTTCAAGAGTCTTCTCCAATCCTTTGTTCTTTGTAGTCATCAATGGGTTGTCCATTATCCCTGTGAGTGACACACCCAACAGACGCTCTTCTTCTGTATTTCGCTGCCACACCTTTCGCAAGTATGGGAACTTGGTGTACGTTGATTGGATAGTTCCCAAGATCGTTGCAAGGCGCACTTTGCGTTCCAACGCCTCCACATCGTCTGTTGCCCTAACCACAACCTCCGTAAGATTGCAAAATTGATTCGGTCTAAGTATAATCTCACTGCAAGGATTAGTTCCAAACTCAAAGTTAGGATCACGTTTGTCATACTTTGCAACTTGTTTCTGTGATGCTTCACGGTTAAATATTCCCCTTTCACCAGATTTACTTTCTACAAGTGATGTCCATTCACGCAAGAAAGAATACATGTCAGGCTTCTCTGTGTAAGCTACGGAGTTATTAGCTAGAGCACGATGCCCTGCATTTTCCCACCAGTTACCAGACTTAGCATGACGCATACGATCATCACTTAAGTTAGATAATGATATCATAGCACTGCGTCTAACGCCACCAGAAACTACAATTTGTCCTACAAAACAAATAATATCGTGGCACTCTAATGCATTTAGTTTACGTCCTTGTGCGTTTTTAAATGTTTGCACAGTAAAGTTAAACAGATCTACTAGTGGCGCTGGACCTGATGCTCTACCACCAAACGTTTTTAGTCTAGAACCTGCAGGTCTAACCTTAGACATGTTCCACTTGGGTATCTCACCTGCCCACAGCAAAGCTAGTAGCTGTCTAAATGACTTAGCCCAACCCTCTTTACTGTCTTGTACAACTATTGTTGTCTCGCTTTCAAACAGATCTGGCACTTCTGGCAGCTTGTTTATGTATTGTCTTTCGACACTGAAACCTGCACCTGTTCCGCAAAGAAGTATCTGCATGATTTCATCAAATGCTTTTGGATCGTCAACAGTTACGTAGCTACAGTTGTACATACATGTGTTGTCTCTATCTGCTGCTGCACCTGCTGTCATCATAGCTCTCATACTTGGCGTGATCTCTAACGATAATATAGATTGCTCTAGTTCATCAAAGACTTTTTTATCCACCATATCTTTTACGACATTGTTCATGTAGCGTGATACAGTCTCACTCCAGTTCTCTCGTCTGCCCTTCTCAGGTAGCCACTTGGAGTATCTAGACTTGTATATAAATGTCTGATAATCTGTGGGCAGCACGTTACCTGACTCCAGTTCATTGTAGTATTCAAATGCTTCGATGTCACTAGCGTTAATCATAATCTCTCCCTTATATTTAAATTTTCTATGTTCACATCGTCTATGTCGTGAAACGTATTGTGTATCAGATCGTGTACATCTTCCACATGTGCGTCCTCTACAGTTGACAGAACGTTACACGGCTCATCTACTTCTAGTAGAAATGTAACGCTAAACTTTTTCCTACTTATCACTTGTGTATTTCCTTGTAACGCTGAATCAACCAACCGTAATACTTATAACCTTTTTCTAAGCTTTCTAAACCTCCTTTGTCATTATATCTCCATAGGTATTTCATTACATTACCTGCATAATATCCTTCTTCTCCGTCATCTATTCTTCTAACTATTTCACGAATAGCTTCTATACACTCTATTTTTCCATGTGTGTAATGTGGTGGACTATCTACTGGGTCAGAACTAATTAAGTCTGAATCATCAAACAACGTCTGTCCATTCATAGTAAGTGTATCTATCATTGTATCCATTATGCGTTTCCTTGTGTCTTTGTAAATCTAGTAAGTTTTAGAACCTTACCGTCTGTACCTTCTACTTTTTCGTACAGTGGTAGATCTTCTTCTTCGTAACCTACTAGTTCGTTTCTTCTTTCTTCTACTAAATTATATAGATCTTGATCGTATTGTGCAAGCTCTAAAAATGCACCCATCATCGTAGCTAGGTGAACTAAGTATGAAGTGTCCTCTGGATTTAGCAAGCTAAGTTCGCCCACAACTAAACCAGTGTTTAACTCTCCTGTCCAGTTACCTTTACCATCAAAAGAACAAGGCTTTAAAACTAAAGCTACTTCATCTTTCCCTATTACATATTTTGTCATGTTACTTTCTTCTCCCCCTTAAAAGGTATGAGTTTAAGTTTAATAAGTTTGCCTTTTTCTTTTAGCCATGCTTCAGGTATGATACGGTGTTCCCATTTGAACTCGTGTTTATCACACCATTCACAGTATCTAGACTTTGCACCTTTGTACAACTTTGCTTTGCTGTTACTAAATACAAACCGTATGTCTAGCTCTGGATGTTGTTCTCGTATGGCTAGATGCTTACGTCTGTCTTCAGTATCAAAGATACCTTTGGTTTCTATTATGATACCGTTGTCTAAAATAAAGTCAGGCGTGTACGTTCTGTAGCGTAAGTCTTCCCACTCTATCTTTAAACGTTCATACCTGACTTGGTTCTGTTTATCTTTTAGGTATTCAGCAATATCACTTTCTAATCCACTGCGATACCTTCTAGAGCTACTCCTTCTCTTCTTTGGGCTTCTCAACCCACGCTTCGTTTTCTGGGGTGTCTGGGTCATCTGCTATAAAGTGTCCTTTTTCGTTACGAGCACGAACCATCTCTGTCTCTACATTTAAAGACTTCTCTAGTTCTCGTGTCTTCATCTCCCCTACAAACTTAACGCATTGTAGCCAGTGCTCTAGCATATTTACAGATACTAGGTTCTGCTGCAAAAGTTGCACTA